TTTACAACACCACGCGTGGTCTTGTAAATAAACACGTAATACCAAATAAATGCCGAAGGCATTTATGGTATTATGATGGTTAATTTGTCGGAAATTTCTTTATTTGATTTTTCCAGGCTTTGAACGGTTTTTTCCAAGTTTTGGACAGTTTTTAATATTTGGTTTAACAAATCGTTGGATTCTGGTACCATTTCCAATCGAATATTATTGTCATTATTTGGTTGTAGTCTTTGTGCGATTATTTGTTTAAGACTTTCGTTTTCCGCTATTGCTTTTTCTAATTCGGATTCTTTGAACTCATTAAATTGTTTAATATTTGAATTGATAATATGTAATACCGTTTTGTACGACAGATTTTTTCCAACTAAAAATATTTCGCGTTCTTTTTCATGTCCGACCAAATCGGTCACTCGACTAAATTTAATATCATTATGTGTATGAATAAATGTTTCGAAATCCTTGCTGTTTTTTACTGAAAAACAATCTAATAATAATATGTCGCCATAATGCGTTTTATGTTCATTATAGCGCGATTGAATTCCCTTTCGGCTTTCTCCAATTTTTATTATATATGTTCCATTTTCATACGCCTTGACCTTTATAATATATACTATGGGTCCGGTTGTACCGAAATCACGCAGCAATTGTCGTTCGCGTTCTAGGGCTACAGATTTGGAAATATCTTTTGTTTTGGTTTCTTCTATTGATATTATTGTATTTTTGGCTGTTTCTAATTGGAGTTTAAATTCATTACATTCTTCATGAATTATTTGTTGTAATATTTCTTCCAATTTGATAAAATATTCATGGATTTCTTTGGCCTTTTTTGTATCGGCTTTGATAGAAAATAATTTAAAACATTTTACGGTTAACATAAATGTTTCTTTATTATGACCACCGTGTTTTTTTTCTACATCATATTTTTGTTTCACGATATCGCAAAGCAATACATTTTGTTCATGACCAGTTTTAACCATAAAATCTTGCTTTACGATATCGTCAATTAAGATTTTATAATCTTTATTAACAACAAAATTTTTTTCTAATAACGTTTTGGCCTTAGCTTTAACGCTAAACCCAAGTCATTTCCATATATCATCCAAATCTATAACAAAATCAGTATTTTGGTTGTAATTTAGATAACAATAACACGACGAAATGAACAATTGTTGCTCCGTTTCTGTAAAATTTTCCTGTATTTTTACCAAAAATTTGTTATTGTAAACATTGGTGAGTTTTGTTATAGGATTGGATTCAATCAGATTCACGATGTTGAGCGCTTGCATGGTTTATAAACTATATGTGTTTATTTCGTTAAGTTGTTTTTGCTTTTTAATATTTAAAGCAAAAATCAAATGCGTTCTAATTGGGTGTTATCAAAAATTGAATTGATTATAATATGATTTATTAACGACATAAAAATGACGGAGTTTACGCACAATTTAGATGAATTGTTATATTTGTCAACCCAAAAAATTAATTTAGTAAACAATTTGAAAAAAAATTATAGAGAAAATGTTCATTATATTATTGAAAATGCTAATAGTGTAGAAAAAAAACATGGAGGTCACAATAAAATAATATTTATGTTAACCGAAGACGCATTTCAATTGTTAAAAAATTCGTATAATTTGCGCAATAGGTATATAGTTGATGTTGCGGATAATGTAAAATGTGTAAATATTGGAATGTGTATAGAAAATCAAACTATCGGATTTATTGAAAATTCATACAAAACCGTTTTACATGTAAAAAGACAATTTGCTTTGGGAAAATATCGCGTCGATTTGTATTTTGTTGATTATAAATTGGTAGTTGAATGTGATGAAAATAATCACATTGACCGAGACCTAGTTCAAGAAAAAATTAGAGAAGATTACATAATTTCATTAGGAAATCAAATTGTACGATACAATCCAAATACACCGTCATTTGATTTGTCAGATGTATTGAAAAATATAAATACCATATTATTTTCTGCCAAATGATTAATTTTGTATCTAAAATGATTGCCCTTGTTATAACCAGAGCAATATTGACAGCATGTATGGAGTGGTATTTTTTAATTAGAACAATACAATGAAAAAATAACACAATAATTGATTGTTTGCCCGTTCGGGTGAACAAGATTGGCAGCATATATGAAGTGGCATTTCTAATTATATTTAATTATAATTTAATTAGAATTTTACAAGAAAAATAACATAAAACACACAAAAACCCACTGCTTAATTCGAGTAAGCGACGCCAGCCATGCCACTCATCACGCGGAGCACGTTGTAGTTGACGGCATAAACTCTGACCTTGGCAGTGTTTGTTCCAGAAACAGTTCCGGACGAGAGCACCAATTGCAGCACGGCGTTATCTATGCGAGAAAAGTTGCAAGATCCGCTGGGTTGATGCTCCTCGGGTCTAAGCGAGAAGGAATAGACGTTGATGCCGGTATCAGGTGCGCGGGTGTGGCACTGGTAAGGCTGGACGACGTCGAAGTAAGACCCTTCGCGCTCAGAGAAGCGGTCCTGGCCGTTGAGTTGGAGCTTGGCAGTCACGCAAGGGTTCTCACCCCAGCAGTGCATGTCGAGTGCGGTCTCAGCCATGACGAATGTGCCGGCATCGGACACGTAGGAACCGGTGGCTGTGGCATTGGGGTCCGTGAAGGGTTGGTAGTTGGCACCAGATGCCCAGTCAGACGCATTGGCAGATGCGGTTGTCATGGGCACATCACCAGCACCGGCCATCTCGAAGAGGCCAGATGCGGTGATGAAGCTGTTGGCACCGGATGTCTCCTTGGGCCCACCGAAAGCGTGGATGGCGTTGGGGAGAGCATCAATGGCATCAGTGTAGTTGAAGGGCTGGGCACCGAGTGTCTTGAAGAGGGTATTGCCGGCCTCGAGGGAAGAGCAATAGTCGACGTTGGCATCGGGCTGGACAACCCAGATAAGCTCCTTCACGGGGTGGTTGAAGTTGAGCTTGATCTTGTTGGAGGAGGAACCGACCGACTCATCACCGGTGAACTGGACCTGCTCGAACAAATACTCGTGGGGGTTCTGTGCCATCTTTCTGCGCTCGTCCGTGTCCAAGAACACGTAGTCAACGTAGAGGGACGCCGCAACAAGGGACTGTTGGTAGGCGAGGGACACAGACTGGGAGCCGGAGGTGGCAGACAAGGATTTGACGGCCCACAAGCACTCACCAATGGGGCGAATATCAAGATTGATTTTCACCTCGTGGTACTGGAGAGCAATCAAGGGGAGTGCAAGCCCGGGGTTGCGGCAAAACCAGAAAAGCAAGGGCACGTAGAGAGTGGTCTCAGGGAGTGCGTTGCGGGGTGCGCAAACCTGTGCGGGCCCACCAGCAGCAGAGCAGGGGCCAGACACGTTGGCGAACGTGGGGTCCGTGATGTAGGTAAGCGCGGTTGTGTTACCAATCATCTTGAAGTATCCTCGCTGTTGCTCGGATGTCATGGTCACCTGGTTCCAGATGTGCATCCAGTCACCATACTGGCGGTCTATTCTCTGACCACCAATCTCGACCTCAACCTGGGCAACCATTTGCTCGCCGATGTAGTCCAACCAACGGGCATAGACACCATCAGTGCCAGCAGCACCCATGGACTGGTTGATTTCAGGGAGTGTCACCTGAAGGTATGTGCGGTAGCACAAGTCACCGTTGCGGCTGATTGTGCATGTCACACGGCGGCCGAAATCGGCCTGACCAGAGAAGGTCTGCTCAATGCTCTCCATAGCAAAGTTTGTGTGTCGTCGGTACGACACCTTCCAAAAAGTAATCTCAGGAGTTCCAGTAAGAAACACGTCTTGTGCGCCGTAGGCGACTAATTGCATAAGAGCTCCCCCCATTTTTTGTTTGCTTGTATATATTATAAAAAGAAATTAATTTCGGAAAAACGCCTAAATAAACAAAAAAAACAATCGAATGCGATTCTTGTATTTTGTCTAAATATTTTTATTAATTTAATATATATTTGTCACCATATACGGTCACAGTGTTTCAGGTTGTACATTGACACCAATTGGTTGAAAATCCTTATAACATGCCGGGGCCATTTCATTCCATTTTTCTAATGCTTCTTCGGGTGTATTAAAATATCCAATAAATTTGTTTTTCCCGTCAATTACCATGACCAATTGGTATTTGTTTCGACTGGTTATGTATGAAATACATTTATAACCAGATACGTTACGTGTTGATATTTTTCCATTCATAGAATTTTCGCTATGATTGGCCCATCGCAAATTTGTGACATTATTGTTATTGTGATTTCGGTCAATATGGTCAACCAATCGTTTATTATCCGGGTTTTCAATAAATGTTTCGGCGACTAATCGATGAATGCGAACAGTTACAGATTTGCCTTCTTTATATATATTTGTTCGCATATATCCGTCTTTATCAAGCCGCAATTTCAATAATTTTCCAGTGGCGCCATTTATAAGCGAACCGTGGTTTGAAATCATATAATTATCAAATCCGACTAATGGTTTGTATATTTCGGCAACAATTGAATTTGTTTCTGGTTCTGGTTCCGACATTTCCGAGATTTATATTGATTACTAATTGGTCTAATTTAGTAATCAATTTTACATAAATGATTTGGTACAATAAAAATTACACAAAAACAAACGGCGTAGATAGATTTTTTTGTATAAATGTCTCTAAATAGTCTTCTTGGAAGATTTCGCGCCGGTTTTCGTGTTTTTTGGTAAAAACGTACGAGTTTTGGATTTTCTTTACGGTCCAACCATTTTCAAGAGCATTCATGATAAATGTGGTTTTATGGTGGGTTTGCTCCGTTGGCATCTATATATAATTGTTCATAAACGTTTTTTATGACTTTTACGATTGGTCCGGATTGCGGGTTTTCTGGAATATTTGCGATTTTTCTTTTTGGAAATTCTTTTGCCACCTCCTACTCTCATTGCTGATGCTGCCGATGCCGCTACTGATGATGCTGTACTTATAGCACGTTTTAATGCTCCTGTTGCTGCGGCTGATGCCGATGCCAGTTTAGAAAACATTGTTTTTTTAAAGGATTTGGAACTTAATTTTGCAGACATTCTTTCAGCCTTTAAAACTTCTTTTGCTTGACGCTTAGCCTCTTCTTTTTCTAGAAGAATTCTTATACGTTCTTGTTTAGCATGAGCAATATCTTGTTCTCTAGCTTCGTCCATTCGTTTAAGTTCTACCGGTTGTGTTAATAAACCAATTAATATGTCACCACCAACTACTTTATTTATTTGTTCAATCATTTTTGCTTGAAATGCTTCATGAATCCTTTCTATAATATCACGACCTTGTTCTAATAAACGAGGCATTTTTTCTCTAACAAATGCTTTAAATACTTCTTTGGTATCTAAAAACTTACGTCTTGTAGAAATTATCTTTAAAACAGCACCTTCATCAGATGATATTTGGTCTGCTGGTTTTAAAGTTGGAGATTTGCTAAGTTTATATAAAAATGATTTAAACGCACCAGCAATGCGTCCAAATTGTTCTTTTCCGCGAGTAAATCTAACTTCTTGACCAGAAGATGAAGACGATGATGATAAAATAATACTAGGAACTATTGCAATTTCTGAAAGAATTTCTTCTTCTTTTTTTAGACAATTGTCAATGTATAGTTGTATTAGGTTTGTATAATTGTACAATAAATATAAATTGTCTGAAAATTTAATTAATTCGCTAATTAATGCCTTCATTCTGTCAATATCTCCATTTACAAATTCATCCGGCATGAAAGATAATTTATAAATATGAGCAAATATCGGGGTTTCATTAAACCTATCAATTAATGTTTCTTTTATATCATTTATTGTCTGGCCAATTCCTCTAATCGTTGCTACAATGCTATCGACACGTGCGTCATTTAATGCTGAGTCAAAAGCATTAAATAGACTGCTCAAGTCTTCGTTTCGTGCCATCATGTCCCCCATCATTTCCGCCATCATTTCCGCCGGCACGTCAGGTTCACTTTTTGGTTCTAATTTTGATTCTAATTGAAATATTTGTTGACATAATTCTTTAATTCTATTTTTTATTTTAACAGGGTTATTTCCAGTCGGATAATGAGCAACTAAATAATGATTATTTTCATCTTTATCATTTCCTTTGCCACCATAATATTTACCAAGGGTTAAACCGCCATAACTACTGTAGCCTATTTTTACAATAAAACTATGTACCAAGCACAAAGCATCACCAGTAGTTAATGCTGACATAATACCGAGTTCATTTAAAATTTTATTCAATGTAGTTTGACCTTGGTCTCCCGACTTTTTAAACATGAATAAGATGGCTTGTATTTGTATCGGACTAAGACCCGGCGTCCTCAAATAATCTATAATGCTTTGTAATTCTGGGTTTAACGTTTCGGCTGTTGTTAAACCTGGTATAGTTAATGTATTTGTTGTTGACCAGAAAGGCGGACGAGCACTCTCCAAATAAGTTAATGCCATTGATAACGCGCTTACACTGAAACCTCCCGAGCTCAATACAAAATATTGAGCTGCGCTACCAATAGTTATTCTTACACAAACCTTTCCTTTATGTCCAGCACCAAGATTAAATGTACCATCACTATGCGCCGCAATTGGAATGGCTAATCGCAATTGTATGCCAACCAAATTAAATAAACGGGCATAGGTTGTGTCATATAAACTGAAGACATTGCCATTGGCATTAACTTGCCAATCATATATATGATATTCGTTTATTGTCCCTTCCATTACCAATTGAAACGCATTATTTCTAAGTGTTTGTCCATTTGTTATTATTTCAAATAAATCTTTAAGCGGAGGAGAACTTGGTGCTGGGTCCCATAATGTGGCCAATGTATATATTCGTCTCCCTAATACTTTTTCCATTGCGCTTCTACTCATAACAGCATCAAGCATTTCATATTCTGCACCGTAATTTTTCAAATCTTCAGCTAATTTATCTAATGAAATATATGGATCACGCGTTTTAAAAAAATTTTGTCGCGCCAAAGACCATGATGTAGGAATGCTAGACGTTGTAAAATAATAGTTTACATTCTCAATGTCTCCTGCTAATTCTCCCATAAAAAAATCGACTTTAATGGCTTCTTCAAAATTCGATTCTCTTTCATAATAAGGCTTTAACACAGAGCAGGCATTTGGGTTTATTTCGTTTATTTTTTTTAAAAATTTATCATATGATTCTCTATCAGAACTTCCATATCTCTCGGTTGGCCAACAAAAATTTCTTTCTTGTAAACTAGGTTTAAAATCATGAACGGAGTCTGCTATACAATTTTCTAGTTCTATCATTAAGTTGTTAATTCGACCATCGTCGCTATGACCACCGATTTGTTTAAAATTCGACAGAATGAGTTTTGATTGTTTATGGTTACTAAGTTTTCTGCCACCTGCTTCCATGCCATGGCCCGGGCCACCCATTGCCATGTCCGGCGCACCCATGTCCGGCTCACCCATGTCCGGCGCACCAATTGCCATGTCATACATGTCATTACACATTTCTATATACGATTCACCCAATTCATCCAATAAACTGTAAAAATTATCATTATAATATTGTTCGGTCATAAGAATAGATTCGGCATACATATTTTCCAACATTTGTAATTTTTCTCGTGTTTGGTTCAATTTTTGATTATTCGAATAACAGTAAACGATTACTTTATCTTCAATCCGCAAATTAGACAAAAATTCAAAGGAGTTTATATATCTTCTACGTTTTAACTTTAGAGTACTTTGTCTATAAAATTCGTTCCGTTCAGCCATTGCTAATTGTTCTTTCTGTTCTGCCTCCTTCTCAATCCTCTTTAGTAATTCTTGGCGTTCAATCAGTTTGCGTTGCGATATATGCTGTTTTTTGTATGTTTTAGACGTTGAATATGGTCGTGTTATTTGTTTTTGTGACATTAAATAATTAATCTATATTATTTGCATAAATTAAATCAATAAAAAAACATATAAATAAGTAACCACTCATTATACAAAATGATTCCACCAAAACCAAAAGCTATTCAAAGCGCCAATACCATCGATGAAAAACATACCGAAATGATGAATCATTTTCACCAGATTGAGACCGACACCATTCCCGCACTCATTTCCGAGAAAAACGCACTTCAAACCCTATACAAAACCCTCAAAGATAATCAAATCGAAGAGCAAATGGACACCAAAGACAAAATTAGTAAAGTCAAGAATCAGATTCGCGACCTAAAGAATCAAAAGAACCAATATCTCCTAGAGAATTCCCGGTATATTTTCGATTATTTTGAGCAGAAAAAACAGATTTCCACCGGAGGCGTAAATAATCAAAACGTCAATGTTCTCAATACTTTTTTCAAAATTCAGGCAAAAGAATCAGAATCTATTTTGAAAACCGACAAGTTCAACCAATCCAAAAAGACTTACCAAACTTATTGGAAAAACGTCAATAATGAAATCATCAACATTCATGATTTTGTCATTTCTTCGGATGTTTGCGAAATATGTAATGCCGGTGAATTGATTCCCCAGGACGAAGAAGGAATTCTGATTTGTAATAATACTAAATGCGGGAAATTCGTTACGTATATTATTGATAGTTCTAAACCATCCAATAAAGAACCGCCCAATGAAGTTTCCTATACCGCGTATATTCGTCTAAATCATTTCAAAGAAATATTATCGCAATTCCAGGCCAAGGAAACCACGCAAATTCCCGAACATGTTATTGAAGCCATCCGACTCCGCATCAAGAAGGAGCGAATTACGGATATGACCAAAATCAATTATGATAAGATGCGCGAGATTCTGAGAAAGCTCGGATTCAATAAATATTTCGAACATATCCAATATATAAACTCGATTTTTGGCATAAAACCGCCCATTATGAATGAGGAATTACACGAGACATTATGTATTTTGTTTATAGAGATACAACAGCCATGGGCTGTCCATTGTCCGGCCAATCGCACCAATTTTTTCAATTATACTTATACATTGTATCAATTATGTGTTTTGCTAGACCAGACCCAATATTTGCCGTATATTCCGATGATGAAAGACCGGGATAAACAATTGGAACAGGATTTTATATGGAAATTGGTATGTAAAGATTTGGACTGGGAATTCTTTCCTACAATATAGGCTTGTTGAATCTTCGGCATCTCAAGATTGACTTTTTTTTGTAAAATTGAAATACTATTTTAAAATAAAAATAAATAGTATTTAATCAAACCAGCAAATCAAGTTCAAAAATGTCCACAACAATCTTTATCCGCCACGTGACGTCCAATGTCAATGAGGCCTTAATCAAGCGCACTTTCGCCAAACTCGATTTGGGAACTGTAGCATCAGCCAATTTTGTCAAGCACGAACATGGTCGTGGACGCAGCGTCTATGTCGACTTTTCCCATTGGAACACAGAGAACCCAGCAGCAGTAACCATTCTAGAACATTTAGCCGAAGGTCGCCCAGATGTTCGCATCGTCTACGATGACCCCTATTTCTGGAAATTATCAGCCAGCGCGAGCACCGAGAGCAAGTCCGATTCAGTTAGACCGATAACCGTCGAATTTGATACAAAGAGTCCAGCTACCACATTTTCGCTCGGTGAACATGAATCGTATGTATCACAACTGGAAGCCGAGCTATATAAAGCACGCGAACACATTGCCGATTTGGAAGCAGACATTTACGATTTCCACACTGAAAACAATAGTCTAACCGAACAAATGCTACATGCTGACCAATTGTGGGGAGATATGATGCGACAGGAACGCCGCAATTGGGGGCAAATTGTTCAGATTCGCGATTCGCGAACACTTTGGTCAATCGGTCAACTAGCTTTGGAAAATCCAGATATGAGTGTTACTGCTCATGACGCGCTTGTGTGGAACATGGCAAAAAATCAACAGATGGTTTTTGCCAACGAACAATTGGTTCAAGAACCAATGGTTTATGAGAACCAACAACAATTGGTTGAAAATGTCTAAATAGTTTTATTAGTATTCGTTTTATTGTTTTGTCTTGCTTTCTTGTTTTGTCTTGCTTTCTTGTTTTGTCTCATTTTCTTGTTTTGTAATTGTAACTAACACTTTTTTTTCGCTTTCATTTGTTTTTTTGATTGGCAACCAAAACATCATTGAATTTGATTCTAAATAGTCTTCCATTTTTATTATAATAAACGTTTTTATTATAATATCATTTATCTACAGTGTGACTCTAAAGACTTAGTTGGTCTAAAGACCGCCAGGGAATCCCACTAGATTGGCACCTATGCCAAATCCGGCACCGCCTCGCGCGGACGAACCCATGGAAGGAACGAACACATCAAGCACGCTAAATGTGGCCGCGGCAGTCAACGCAATAATGATAACCTCCTCAACATTGAGCGATTTCTTGGGGATAGCATATGCCGCAATGGCAACAATCAAACCCTCAACGATGTATTTGATGGCTCTCTTGATAA